GATCCAATCACCGAAGAACGTGCAGCGGGAGGAGACAAACTTTCAACGTACTACTCAGAAGCTAAGAAAATTGATGACACTAGGCTGCGTCAGGAAAAGAACATTATCGACGGTCGTGCTGGTAGAGGGCCACTTGCTGGAATGGTTACCAGGAAGCCATTCCCAAAGGCTCCACTTCGTAGCGCATTGGACTTGTACTACGAAGCGCAGTCAAATGCCCGTAATCAGAAAGTCGGATTGGCAGCAGGCGCAGGCATGGATTTTGACGAGAATAAGGAAGAAGAAACAGATGCCAATATTGACGCATTAGAGGCGTACAACCTTACTTTTGACAATGCTATCGTTGGTGATTTCTTCATGCCTGATGTGTGGAACAAGTTAGTAACCAACTTGCTTGTAAGTCTTCCTAAAGAGCAGAAAGAATACGTGAGGCGTAACACGAACCAAGGAGTTCACGCACCCGGCATTATGGAACTACTTCAAGGTTCCGCTTCTGCTAAACGCATTATTGAATCTCAGGCAGCTAGAGTTGCTCACTCTGGAAAAAGAGAAGCCACCACGTTGGGAATCACAGAGCCACAGCCATTACGAGGACGAGGTGGTCAGGCACTACCTCAAGCCCCGCCAGCCTTTGGTAGCTTCCAGGGTTCAATAAATGCACCTGCTCCCAAATAACCTAGTGGCAGGTAGTAGTGTTTTGCTGTATATCAAATTGCTGTTATATACTTGCACGACAACTGAATAAGGTTTCAGGGTGAGCCTGTATAGGCTTTAGATATTTTTACGAGGACTTTTATGGTCACACCTAACCAGGTAGCCGCATCCTCTGAGATTGATTCCTCCCCAGAAGTCACCGACTCCCTCCCTGTGGGCGACGAGCCACTTATCCCAGCCGACTGGGACGAGCAGGTTCTAGCAGCAGCGACGGACGAGGCTACTGCCACTGGCGACGAAACGACCTCCGACGATAGCGAAGTTCAACCCGAAGAAACCTCGGAAACAACCGAAGAATTGGCTGTAACTGAGGGGACTCCCGCCGAGCCTATTGCTGACGAAGCAGAAACCCCAGAAGAATCTGGAAGGATGCGGACTCAGGAAGAATGGTCTAAGCGAGAGTCATCCATCAGGCAGCGCGAGAATGAGCGCGAGAATGAGATGGTCGCCCTGAGAAATCAGGTAGCGCAACTTCAGTCAACGTACTCAGATCAGGTCTTAGATGCAGAAGTTCGTGGCTATGCACAATCACTGGAAAGCCAGTTAGTTGCAGAAGGTCACGATGAAGCAGGGGCTAATAGGCTTGCGACACAGACCGCTAATGCGGCCAAGGCTGGGTTTCAAGCTGAACAAAGGGCTAATGCCTTAGAACAGCAACTATCGCAGGTAAATCAATCTGCTGAAATTACTTCTAAGAATGCTTCGGTAAACGAGATGATGCGACAGCACGGTGTTCCAGAAGGCCAGCGAGCATTGCTCCAGGGCTATTCAGATCCCGCTCTGCTCGTAGAGGCATCAAAGGTTCTTGGTGAAGCTGAGAGCCTACGAAAACAACAAATATCGGCTAAACAGGCAGAAGTTCCTTCCGGTGGCGAAGCTAATACCTTCGACGGTGGTGTTGGACAGGGTGGCACAGTAACAGATCAGCAGTGGCTGAACTCTGTTTATGCACAGGGCAATTCTAACGATCATGCTCGTGCAAATAAGGTCATGCGTTCAATGGGAATAAACCTTGGTTAGCTTCAAGGAAAACTAAAAATGGCGACAGGACAAACTATCACTGATAGTTTGAGCGATTCACTACCTACAGTGGTGAGTGCGGCTCGAAATGTCCGTGAGTACAAGGGTGTAATGACCCAAATCGTTGACAAGCAGACGCTTGGCGCAGGTGTTGGTAACAACTGGCGTGAGATTGATCTTGCCAAGCTAACCACTCAGGCAATCACAGAGACAACTGAGGAAGACAACCCTCAAGAACTCTCTGACAGTGCGATTTCTGTAACCCCTTCGGTTATTTCGGTTCACACAGTCATCACTGACCGTGCTGCTCGAAACGTATCGAAGAACGTCTTCGCTAAAGTTGGCTCACTTGGTCAGCAGGCGATTGAACGGCAGAAAGACAAGGACGGCCTGACTGTTCTTGACGGCGCAACCACTGCTCTTTCTGGCGCGGGCACTACTCTTACTGCTGGTGTGATTGCAGCAGCAGCGTATCGCATTCGCGGCAACACGAGTGAACCCTGGGATGGCCCCATTGCATTCGTGCTTCACTCCTTCCAGATGAAAGACCTGTTTGACCAACTCGTAGCGGGTGTTGGAACTTACGACATCTCTAAGGGTCTAACGGCTGATGTTTTCAAGAACTCGTTCAACTTGCCTATTGCAAACGCACAGGCATACACGGATGACAACATCGCCATCATTACAGGTGATGACGCTAAGGGTGGAGTGTTTGCTTCAGGTGCAAACGGTGCGATCATCTTGGTCCAGGCTCGAATGCCCTGGGTAAAGACCATTCGTAACGAGAAACTTGGTGGCGGTGCTACTGAGGTTCTTCACAGGGACGAGTACGCTTACGGAGAACGCTCTTCAGGCAACTGGCTCTACGAAATCATATCGGACGTAACTGTTCCTACATCGTAGGACGGTAAATCATTAGTCCCAAACCCGCCTTATCGGTAAGGGGACGAGGTAATAAAAAATGGCTATTAACGCTCAAGGAGAGCCGGGACGTATCCGACTTTTCTACGACTTCTATGGTGAAGACTCCATAGCTAACACGGCTGAACTGCGATCACTTGGCCCGTTTTGTGTCGGTGGTCAGGGTAATGCTGAAGTTGATGCTGGTGTTCCAACCATTGCCGGGATTCTTTCCGGTGCTGGTCGGCTTACCACAACCAACGAAGACAACCACACTACGTTGGTTGGCACTCAGGCAGCATTTGATGTTGCCCTTAGTGGAACTCTTGTTCTTGAAACTCGTGTTCAAATGGAAAACCTCGATACCAAAGAGGTATTCATTGGCTTTTCAGACATTGCGCCTGAAACGCTTTCGATTGAAACAGACGTCCTTACAGGTGCTACTGCAACGATTACGAACACTGCTTCGGACTTCGTTGGTTTCTTCTTGTCAGCAGAACTTAGTGATGACGAAGATTGGCACGCTGTTTACAACGGGGGGACCGCCTCTGCTGTTACAACTTCCACATCATTAGATCTGGACGATGACGCTGTTGCCGGGGAATGGCAAATCCTCAAACTTGAGGTTGCCCCTAACGGTGACACTCGTTGGTACGTTGACGGCGACTTGAAAAAGACCGTTGCGGGTGCTGCTTCTACTTCTGTCAACCTTGGCCTTTGTGTCGGTGTTGAAGCGAAGGGGAACGCTATTGAGACTCTTGACGTAGATTACATTCTCGTCAAGGCAAACCGTGACTGGAACGCCTAGTCAATAGGCAAATAAAGCCCTCGCCCTTCGGGGCGGGGGCAACAACTAACGCGGGGGCCAGAGGAGTCAAATGATTGATGCAATAGCTTTTCATGTCTCTGATGACGAGCCTTCGTTCCTGCTACGTGAATACGATGCTGACAAGCCAGGTCACGGTTCACACCGTTTTCAAGAATTGCGAGTTGTCAGGAACGATAGAATAGCCACATATAAAGAAGTGCTTGGTAGGTCTGATTTATTTGTTGGGGCAAAGCCGATTAACATAATTGGTGGCGACCCTTCTACTGGTGGCGTTTATGAAACAGTAGGTAGCCTTCGTGATATGGCAAATGAAATGCGTTTGAAGGGATTCTCTGATGACGCATATGACGTATCGCCAACAGGAACACCTGAGCAATGGGCTGAGGCGTATCACGATGAGCGTACAAAGCGTGAAGACCGAAAGAGGAAGAACTAATGGCCGTTACAAAAGAACAGTTATCAACCATGGCAGATATGGCGAATAGCAGCCTTGAGGGAACATCTGTGCATGAACTTGCTTTAGAAGCGCAAGATGCTATTGATGACACGGATCTGAAGGTGGGCGAGTTTACCCATACTCCGACAGCAGATGATCCTTATGCCATGATTGTTGAGGAAGCATCGTCGGCAGGCAAGTCTGTTGTTTACGACATTCGTAACGGAGAGGCTTCCATTGTTAATAACAACATGCTGCCATCTCAGCTAGGTAAAACTGATCCTGAAACTGGGAAGCGGATATTTACTACCCGTCGAGCAGACGCTCCACCAGTTGACGTTGGAAAGTACCTTTGCTTGCTGCATGAGAACCACTCCGACCGTGAATATCACAAGAGTCTTGGACTTGGCACTTGCAATAAATCAAACCTTCGCACGATGCTTGACGTTAGAACACACGCACAAAATCGTCACAGGGCTGAGTGGGCTGCTATTACTGAGGCTCGTGACCAGGAGCGAGAAGATCAAGAACGTAAGATTCGGACGCTTACTCTTTCAAAATTGATGCCCGATAACACTTCAGAAGCTGTTGTTGATATCGCACAGCCCGTAGAGGCTGCTCCAGTACCCGAAGTGCCTGTTGAGGTTTGGAAGACCTCCTCCGGGACATGCCCTCAGTGCGAATGGACAAATAGCGCAGCAAAAGCCAGATCGCGTACCGCAGCGTACTACGGACACAAGAAGATTCACGCGTAGAGGTTCGTCATCGCAGTCATAATATCCCAAACCAGAGAAGAAATTGCCGCAAGCATTGGTGAGCAGTATGGGGGCTATGAGTCGCACACTGCCACTTCCGGTGGCTCTACCTCTACCTTTATTGATTCAGAACTAGAAGCCACGGATGACTACATCAACGGCTGGTACTGGCGCGGAACGTCAGGAACTAACGACGAGGTAATCAGGTTAGTCAACGACTACACCGGCTCTTCTACCACGGGAACGCTGCGTGGTGATGTTCTGGCAGCTACCGTAGCTGACGGGGATACCTACGAACTCTGGCATCGTGACCTGGACCCAAGGAGGGTACATCGTGCGATCAATCGTGCTGTACGTGCGATACCTCGCAAGGGTTCTCCACCGCTACGAGACATATCCTTACATACATCTTCTGCGATAAACAACTTCTCCATTCCGACCTCGGTGGTTGGCATCAGCAAGATCCAGGTTCGCCTGAATCAAACCGAGAAGGTCATTGAGAACTGTAACGGCGCATGGTCTGAGTCTTCAGGCACTGGCGTAACAGTCTCCGCTGAGACAGAAGACCGGCGCGAGGGTTCTGCATCTAACAAGTTCGTAATAACTGATGCTGGTACTGCGGGAGACATCATTGCTTCCCAGAAGGTGAGCCTTGACCTCTCG